GGGAATTTGCCTACTGAGCCCTTGCTGCCCATCTCTTTGATGTCGGCGACGTCGGGGCCTTCTTCGATTTTGACGCCGTAGGGTTTCATGGCTCCTCCTCGCCCTTGCGGGCTGTTTGAATTGGCCCCCGGTGGAGGATTCGAACCTCCGTGACCATTCCGGGGTGTCGTGTCAGTGACCGCAGGACATCGACCTGATGACCGCTTCCTGATGTCGCCGTGCTTCCCTTGCCTCTGCCTGGGACTTCCAGATCCCGGCTTCGTAGACAGAGCATCGCTCCCCGGCGAACTCGACCCATCCGGTCACGTTGCACTTGTAGGCGTCGAGCGCTTTCTTGATGTCCCCCGCTGTTGCGTATTTCCCGGTGTACGGCGTGGATTCGATAGTCATCGTGGCGGCGTTGAATCGGTGAAGTGTGATGAGTGAGGCTGGATTCATTGTCGTCTCTCCCTTGTCCCTGTCGTTGGCCCCCGGTCACGGCCTCGCACCGTGTTGTTTGCTCCCCGGGGGTTTTCGTCGTGGTTGCCCTTGCCTTCCTTTCGGTGTGTCCCGATCCTCTGCCTCTGATTCGTCGGGTGGCTTGGGTGACTCAGGTAGGCTTTCGCGGGCCTGAGTCGGGTTTTTGGTTTCTCTCTCTTTCCTTCGTGTCCCCTTTCTTGGCTAGGGTATATGCATGGTGCGTGCCAGTGTTGGCACAGTGGAAACACCGCGCAAAACAACGTGTAGGTGCAATGCGTACATTGCGCTACCATGACAGTGCTGTCGTGGTTTTGGGGCAATGTGAGAAAACGCCGGGGTTTACCCTATGACTTTGCTGTCACACTGAACAGCGGCTTTCTGACTGTTTTGGACAGGAAAGCCTTTGGAACAAGGGGTATCAAGCGCATCGGCAGGGTGTGACATTCAAGTCATACCTGAACACGGGATGCATCCACGAGAGCCTTCACGCCCGGGTCTTGCATCCACCGGCACATGGTTCTGTGCGGCGTGCCGAGTGCCTTCGCCGCGCCGGTCGCGTTGCCACCATGCTCTCGCAGCACCGACTCGATGCGGCGCAGCGCGATGTTCCGCAGCTCGTCATCCCCGCTGCGCAGGCATGCCCCCAGGGCTACCACCAGGCGCGACGAACGGGTTTCCTCTTGAAATCGGGTCATGGGATACCTCCAACCCGTGGTGATGCACCAGACGTGCCGTGCCAGGCGTTACGAAACCCGCCCCTGTCTACAGATGCCCGAACGATCCATCCGCGAGCTCCGCACCTACTACGCCGTCAAGGACTACGCCTGCAACGCACGCTCGCCGACGGGCGGCCAGCTCGAGGTCATGCGCCAGGGCACGCTGGGAATCCACGGCGCCGGCGACAGGCAGGACGCCTTCGATGTCTGCGAACGGCTCCGCCACCAGCCCGACGTGGGGATCGACGTCCTGGCGATATCCCGCAGGCTCATGCGGCTCGAGCATGTCCGTGTGAGCAGGGCCCGGCGGGTGTCCGCATCGGCCGTGCTGTTCTTGTCCTACAGCGGCGACGAGCGGGAGTGGTTCCGGGAGTCGGTCCCCGAGGGGCTGGCAATCGTCACTTGGGTTGCCTGCACCGCGTACGCCGCCGCAGTCGAAGCGCACACCGCGAGGGTGCGGGCCGCTGACGACAAGCACAGCAGGAAGCTCGAGCACGTGGGCCGGGTGCTGTGCACGCCGTCCATGTGGTGGCGTTGCGTGCAGCGGCTGGCGGACCACGGGGAGCTGGTGTCCGCGGTGAAGGCGGAGTGCCACTTCCTGGCGAAGGAGGCCTTGGAGGCATATCGGAGGGTTTGAGATGAACAAGGTAACGATAACGATCGAGGACAACGGCGAAGTGTACATTGATGCAGGTGGCGCGGATGTTGCCATGAGTACAGCACTCGTTTCGCTGGACGCGACGAAGTCGCGGGATTCCGGGTTCAGCACCTACACCATGACCTTCCAATGTGCCGGGGAGAAGACCACCATCGAGGTCCCGGAGTTCGTCTACAATGACGCATATTCCATGATTGCCAAGGGTGTAGAGAGGAACCGAAGTCGTGAACAAGGATCAAGTAGCCGACGCGCTGGAACGCGGGTGGCATGTGCGGCGGCAATCTTGGCCGGATGGTGTATACATGTATGCCGTGGACGATGAACTTCGGGTGGTTGGTTTCGAGGCATTCAATCTGACCTGCGAGGACATCGAAGCCGATGACTGGATCACGTTCTGCGACGAGCCGACGCCAATCACGTATTCAGTCTTTGTGGAGCCGAGGCCAGAGCCCTGTCCGGTGGTCACAGTGACGTCGAAGCATTCGAGCGGAGGAAAGCGCAGGCCGCGATACTCTGCGAGGCGCTGAAACGGGCTGCTGTTGCCGCGCGGGAGTTGCTCGAAGCGATCGATCCGCTTTCGCTCGAAGGCGGGTGAGCGCAGCCATGTGTGACCTCGCCGAGCTCGCCGACCGGTTCGCCGACCAGATCGAGATACTCGAGTTGTTCGTGGACGCCGCCTCGGGGCAGAGCACGAAGCAGGTCGAGCGGGAATGGATGCAGCAGGCCCGGCGCGAGGACATCCGGCGGGAGACGGTGCGGCTCTGCGTGGCGAGGTGGAGGTCCAAGCGACGCCGCGGCGTCACGGTGCGCGAGCGGAAGTGCCCCCGGTGCGGTCGCGCGTTCCCGGTCGTGATCGGCATGCCGGGGCGGCGGCGGGTGTACTGCGGCCGCGGTTGCAGACAAGGCAGTTATGAGAGAAGGGTGCGATGCAAGTAGAGACCAGGAGAATTGAAAGCCTGTTGCCGTATGCGAGGAATGCCAAACATCACCCGCAATCGCAGGTGCGGGCGCTGGCGAGGTTCATCCGCCGGGTCGGGTTCAGGATACCGGTGCACGTGGACCCGGACGGTGTGATCATAGCCGGCCACGGCAGGGTGTTGGCGGCCAAGCGGCTTGGAATGGCAGAAGTCCCTGTCATCGTGCAAACCGGGCTGTCCGACGTGGAGGCACGAGAGCTCAGGCTGGCGGACAACAGGTTCGCCGAGATGGCGGAGGATGTCGAAGACGTCTTGATAGCAGAGCTGGACGACCTGGAGGGCATGGGGATCGCTCCGGAATCGCTCGGTTTCGATCCGGGCGTGCTGGATGACGACGACGACAAGCAGGGCAGGAAACGAAGCGGCGGCAACACGAGCAAGATTGCCGGGCTCGTGTACAAGATCGTCATCGAGTGCGACGACGAGGAGCACCAGGCCGAGGCCCTTGAGGCGTTGGAGCAGGAGGGTTACAAGTGCCAACCATTGATTGTGTGAACGAGGTCGGGATAGAGCCGACCACACGTGTCCGCATGCTCGGGGCCATGTTCGATGCGCCGATCGCCGACAAGTGCCGAATCGAATACAAGATCGAACTGCCGATCGAAGGGGAGCCGTGGAACGTGGGCCTTGTGGTGGGCCCTTCGGGGTCGGGCAAGTCGACCGTCATGCGTCACTTGTGGGGTGACATGTGCGACCTGGAATGGTCACGCGGCGCGGTGGTAGACGACTTCGCCAAGGGGTTGTCGATGGACGACATATCCCGCGTGTGCTCGGCCGTGGGGTTCAACACCATCCCGGCCTGGATGCGCCCGTTCTCTGTGCTCAGCAACGGCGAGCGGTTCCGCGTGGATCTCGCGAGAAGGATGCTGGAGCTGCCCGATCCTGTCGTGGTCGACGAGTTCACCTCGGTTGTCGACAGGCAGGTGGCCCAGATAGGCAGCCACGCCGTGCAGAAGTACGTGCGCCGGAACAAGCGGCACTTCGTGGCGATCACGTGCCACTACGACGTGATCGATTGGCTTCAACCCGATTGGGTGCTCGACATGGCGACACGGTCGTTCACCCGGAGGTGTCTTCAACGACGCCCGGAAATCGAATGCGTCATCGGGCGCCTACCCTACTCCGCGTGGGCCATGTTCGCACCGTATCACTATATGAGCGCGAAGCTCCACCGGGCGGCTCGATGCTTCGGGCTGTGGGCGAACGGACGGCTGGCGGCGTTTTCGGCCACGCTCCATCGTCCTCATCCGAAGGTGCGGGACATCATTGCCGTGACCAGGGGCGTCACATTGCCGGACTGGCAGGGCATAGGATGCATGCCTGTGCTCAACGACACGCTTGGGTCTGCTTATGCCGGGATAGGCAAACGGCTCAGGCTGTATCCCGTGCATCCGGCCAACGTCAGGACATACGACAAGTCAAGCAATTGGCGCATGACGGAAAGGGGCGGGGACCGATGGTCTTCAACGAGGACGAACGGGAAATCGACGCTGAGGAAGCCTGGGAAGGAGCACGCGAGGATGGGGGATCGACCCTGTACGATCTTCGAGTGGGCAGGACCGGTGATGGCCGAACGGGATGCGAGGAGGTTGTTGGGGATTGCCTGACCTACCTGACCTACACCACCCTTGAAGAGGGCAGGATCATACGTCGAACAAGCCGAGCCGCCCTTTGACGGGCGTCTGGTCGACGGGTCGCGGCGCGGACAACACCCATGCGAAGGAACCGTCTGGCGGTTCTGCACCCGCCGGCTCGGCATCGTCCGCGGTCGCTGGTCGGCAGTCGATGACATCGACCACGCACAGCGCACAACCGAATGGGCCCGCGGACTTCATCCCGCGGTAGGGGCGGCTCCCGGCGCAGACGAGAAGCGGCCCACGGTGGTTGGTGCGCCACGAGCGGATCTCGACGGTTTTGACGCCGTCGGCGATCATCCCGGCCCATGGTTGACGGATTGACAGGGCTTTCATGTCATGAGTCTAACACAGGAAAACACGGCGTCAACGAAAAAAACGGCTACAACGGCGAATGCGGAAAACGCGCGGTTTCTTGTGTCCAGGCACTGACGAAACCAAGTAATACCGAAAAACCGCAAGACATTCTGCGCCGGCTGTCGTTCTCCTTCCCGCCCACCGGGGTCCCATCCCCACTCTCCCGCCCCGGTGGGCACCCTACCAATGTCCCGTCGCCAGAAGACCAGCCCCAAGAAGATCGAACGTGAAGAGCGCGCGCGCAAGGCGCTCGCGCTGCGTCGTGCCGGGCTGGACTACGACCGCATCGCGCAGGAGACAGGCTACGCCAACAGGTCCGGCGCGTACAAGGCCGTCGCCGGGCTGCTCGCCGAACGCGTCAAGGCCAGCGAATCGGTCGCGGACGGTGTGATCGATCTAGAGCTGGAACGTCTCGACGTCATGCTCGTCGGCATCTGGGACAAGGCACGCCGTGGCGACCTGCACGCGGTGGACCGGGTGATCCGGATCGGCGAGCGCAGGGCGAAGCTGCTCGGGATCGACAGCCCGGAACGCCGGGAGATCAGCGGGCCGGAAGGCGGCGAGATCCAGGTTCGCTCGGCCATGATCTGGATCCCGCCGGAATCGGATGATTGAGCCGGCGAAGGGCGACTGGATCCCGAACGCCGGGCCGCAGACGCGCTTCCTCTCCCTCACATGCTTCGAGGCGCTCTACGGCGGAAGTGCAGGCGGAGGCAAGTCCGAGAGCCTGCTGATCGACGCGATACGCCACGTCGGCAGGGGTCACGGCACGGCTTACAAGGCGCTGCTTCTGCGGCGCGAGTTTCCCGAACTCGAGAAGTCGCTCATCCTGCGGAGCCACGAGATCTATCCGAGGCTCGGCGGGTTGTACGGCGAGATGAAAAAGTGCTGGCGCTTCCCCGGTGGCGAGCGTGTCTACTTCGGGCACTTGCAGTACGAACACGACGTGCAGCAGTATCAGAGCGCCGAATTCCAGTTCGTGGGCTTCGACGAGGCAACCCAGTTCACCGCATATCAGTACACCTACCTGATATCCCGTCTCAGGTCGGCATGCGGCATCCCGCTCCGTCTCAGGGGCGCGACCAATCCGGGAGGGCCCGGCCACGAGTGGGCGTTCAAGCGTTTTGCGCCTTGGCTCGACCCGGAATGCACGGTGACGGCGAAACCCGGCGAGGTGCTGCACTTCACCCGCGACGACGACGGGGCCGAGCACGTGGTGCCGAAGGGCACGCCGGGGTCGCTCGGGCGCACGTTCGTCCCGGCGCGACTCGGCGACAACCCGTACCTCGACGGCACCGAGTACTCTCGCGGGTTGATGGAGCTTGACCCGCTCACCCGGGCCCAGCTCAAAGACGGCGACTGGCTCGCCAAACCGAGCGCCGGCATGTACTTCCAGCGCGCGTGGTTCGACATCGTGCAGGCATCTCCGGCGACGGCGCAGCGGGTGCGGTACTGGGACAGGGCGAGCACGGGTGAGACCGAGGCCGTCAAGCGGAGGCGCAAGGACCCCGACTACACGGTGGGTCTCAAGCTCGCGAAGGATGGCGGGACGTACTTCGTGGAGGATGTGGTCCGCTTTCGGGGCACGCCGCACGAGGTCGAGATGGTCATCAGACAAACGGCCACGATGGACGGCAAGGCCGTCATGGTGGCGCTCGAACAGGACCCCGGGCAGGCCGGACAGTTCGAGATCGACACGTACATCCGGAACCTCGACGGCTTCAACGTCCGGGCCTTCCCGGCGAGGCAGGACAAGATCGTCAGGGCCCAGCCGGCTTCGGCGCAGGCCGAGGCGCGGAACATCAAGCTGGTGTCGGGAGAGTGGAACGAGGCTTTTTTGCGCGAGGTGTCCTCGTTCCCCGAAGGCGACCACGACGACCAGGTGGACACGCTCAGCGGCGCGCACACCGCGTTGAGCCGGCCAGTCGCGCCACCGCGCAACGTACGACAACCCACACGGGACTCCTACCTGGACGACGATTGCGGTCTTTGATGCCCCTCCCCACCGACAGCATACAGCCCCTGATCCAGTGGGCCAGCGACGATTCGCACCCGTTCCATTGGGGTGCCGCGATCACAGTCGCCGTCGTCACGTCCCGTATGAGGGAATGCGAACGGGGCGACAGGGTGCGTTGGGTGGACCTGCTCTCGGAGCTGCGCGAGGCGGACCCGCACTTGCACGCCGTGCTGGCGAAGCGGTTCGGACGCACCAGCTCGCGACAGTTCGAGATGCAGCCGGCCGATACGCAGACGGAGCAGGAAGCCGAGAAGGCACAAACAGTAGCGGACTACGTCAGGACCGCGATCACGAGGATCCCCGAGTGGAAGTCCCACGTGAGCGGGCTGTTGTGGGGCGGGGTCTGGGCCGGCGCGGGGTGCCGTGAGAAGATGTGGACGCGGTCGGCAGCCGGGGAGTGGCGGATCGAGTCGCTGCACCACGTGCACAGCCGGCGGATCAACTACGACACCGCGATGCAGCCCTACATCAACACCGGGCTGTACAGCTCGGAGGGCGTCTATCCAGCCGAGCACCCGGGCAAGTTCATCATGTTCGAGCCGAGGTTCGCGGACGAGTACCAGACACGCGCCGGTGTGAGCCGGGTTTGTTCGTACTGGTCCGCCGGGAAGCGGTTCGCGTTCCGGGAGCTGCAGGGCTACGTCGAGCGGTTCGGCAAGCCGTTCCCGCTCGCCACGCACGAGGTCGGCGACAGGGTGGCGGATCAGAACGAGGTGGACGACGCCGCGGAGCTCGTGCGGAAGATCGGCCGCGGCAGCCAACCCGGCGCCGTGATGCCGAGCTGCATCAAGCTGGAGCTGCTCGGTCAGGGCGCCTCGTCAAGCAGCGGCGGCAGCGGCGAGAACACGCCGCACAAGGCGCTGATCGCCATGGCGGACTCGCAGATAAGCCGGGCTGTCGAGGGCGGGGACATCAACACCACGGTCGGCGAGACCGGAAGCCGTGCGCTCGGACAGTCCCAGACGGATTCAGCCACCGGGCTGGCGGATGACGACGCCACCCAGTTGGACGAAGCCGTCAACCGCGACGTGGTCTGGTGGATCGTCTGGCTCAACTTCGGTGATGCCGGGCTGGCGTATCTGCCCCGGTACCACACGATAGTCGAGGAGGACGAGGACCTTTCGCAGGCCGCGGACACTCTCGACAAGCTGGTGACGATGGGCCTGCGCGTGCCGACGTCGTGGGCCTACGCGAAGTTCAACGTGCCTCAGCCGGCAGAGGGCGAAGACGTGCTCGGCAAAGCGGCACCCGCACAAGTCCCGCCACCTCCGGGTGACGACGAAGACGAAGAACAGCCCGACGAGGGCGCAGAAGACGACGGAGACGCGCAATGATCAGGACCACCACGTACCCCACGACAGATGATGATTTCGGCGCGATCCCGTGCGAAGGGCCGCTACCGGTCGACTGGATGGCGCGGGCTCTCGAAGCCGTGCAGGCCCACCTGCGCACGTACGCCGGCTATGTAGACGATCTGCAGGCCGCGCAGAAGCTCTTCACCGCTCGTTTGGCTACCACCGCGAACCACGCGCTGACCGGCGTGACGGCCATCGACGGCGTGGTGCCCGTGGCAGGCAACACGATCCTGGTGAAGAGCCAGACGGCGCACGAGGAGGACGGCCTCTACGTCGCGGCCGCAGGGGCGTGGGCCCGGCTCAAGGACTCGGAAGGTGACGACGTCATCACGCCGAACATGATCGTCAACGTGTCCGAGGGCACAGTGGCAGCGGACACGCAGTGGGTTTTGACGACCAACGCGCCCATCACGGTGGGTGTGACGGTGCTGGCCTACGTCAAGTTGCCGAACCTGGCAGACCTGGCAAGCACGGCGAACGGCAAGGGCGCTTCGCTCATCGGTGTGGAGGATCCGGCCACGCAGTTCGCCGGGGCGACAGGCGAAGCCGTGTTTGCGGAAATCGGCGGGCGCATCCTGGGCGCAGCCGCCAACGAGGCCGCGATCAAGGCCATTGTCGCAGGGGCCCGTGTCAACGGGCAGCTCTGCGTGGACCTGACGAATGACGTCATCTGGACCTTCGATACCGGATCAGCCGCAGGTGCATCTGCATGGGTACTCGTACCTGATGCAGGGACAGGAAGATGGCTTCGCAACCACCCGAGCCTGGCAGATCTGGCTTCAACGGTTGCCACCTACGGCGCTTCGATGATCGGCGTCGAGGACGTGGCTCTCAGGATTGCTGCCCTCCAGGGTGAGACGGCTCTTCACGAGCTTGCCGGACGAGTCGTGATCCCTGCCGCGAACGCTGCGGCGATCCAGGCGATTCCCGCCGCCGCGCGTGAAGACGGCAGCATCGTGGTGGACCTGGCCCTGGATACGATCTGGACGTTCGATTCCGGATCAGCCGCAGGTGCATCCGCGTGGGTGCTTGTACCGGACGCAGGCACTGGCAGGTGGCTGCGGAACCACCCGAGCCTCGCCGATCTGGCCTCCGTCGTGGCGACCTACGGCGCTTCGCTGATCGGGGTCGAGGACGCGAACGGGAGATTGACCGCGGCCGAGGGCGAGGCGGCTTTTGGCGAGCTAGCCGGACGGGTTGTGAATCCAGCGGCCAACGTCGCGGCGATAAGGGCCATACCTGCAACGGCCAGGGTTGATGGCGGGATCGTCGTCGACCTGGCGACCCTGATGGTCTGGGTGTTCGACGCCGGGGGCGTCGGGGCCGCGTCCGACTGGGTTCTCGTCCCGGACGCCGGAACTGGTCGGTGGCTTCGCGCGGACACAGAACCAGCCGTCAACCTCAACACGCACCGGCCCGGCGTGCCGATGCAGAACCGCTTGAGGGCGCTCGGTGCTCCCGGTGCGCTCGCTCCAGGTGACACCATCGTCATCGGAGC